AATGTATCAAAGTCTGAGGTTAATGATCTTATAGAATCCCAGGACAAAAGGTTAACAATATCAGCAGGGGATCTTACCTTTGTACCGACAACAAAAGACAGAGTTGTTATTAGTAGTGTTGAGTTTAAGGTTATTCAAGTTTTAACGAATGAGCAAAATAATACACCTGTAAGTTTTGATCTTATCTTGAGGTAATCATGGCCAGAGAAATCAAATTAACAGAAATAAATAATTTTTTTGAGGAAGATGTTGTCGATCTTGTGGCAGCCACAACTTTGGAATGGACAGCAAGAGTTAAAAAAGCAACACCAGTTTTTAAACCTAGAACATTGCCAAGTGGAAAGAAAGAAAAAGGAGTCGGAGGTTCATTAAGAAACGCATGGCAGACTGATATTAAAAAGTTCAGTGGCACAGTATCAAATAACTTACCTTACGCAGAACCAGTATGCTTTGGAACTAACTTACCACCATCATGGGGAAAGGTTTACAGAACAAGACAAAAAACTGTCCCTGGTTTTCCTGAACTAATAGCAAAAGAGCTTGAACAATATATCCAACGAAACTTCGGGAGGTAACTAATGGCTGCAACAGACCTAAACACAGTTAGATCCACCATAGAGGCTAGGCTTGCAACTGAACTGGCATCAAGTCCAGCTATCCCTGTTGTATTTAACAACATGGCTTTTGACTCAACAACAGAAGATACTTTTGTTCAATGTCAGACAAGTTTTGGGTCTGGAAGTTATTTGACTATGGGAGGATCTGCCAACTCTACAAATAGTGTTGTTGGTTTACTTCTAATAAATATTTTTACAGAAGAAGGGATTGGTTCTGGTGCAAATTTAGTAATTGGCAAACGGCTGCGTGACCTCTACAATAATATTACAGTTTCAAATGTAATCTTTGATTCACCTATCGGCCCTGAGATATTAAGCTCAAGTCCTGAAGGTAAATTCCAAACACAAATCAGGATTACTTTTGAAATATATGAGGATCTTTAAATGGAACTAACAGAAGAACAACTTGATGCAGTAGAAGCTGTAAAAGGTAGAAGAGATGCCGCATATTGGGACCCAAAGTGCCGTAAGTATTATGCGGAACAACAAAATTCTAAAAAAGATGTAAAAACTGCCGAAAAGAGTTAATATATTATTTAATAGTTCTTTTTTTTGTTATGGCTGTAAAAGGTGATGTAGGCAAACTAATGTTTGAAAATGCTGGCGGTACAGAAGCCAATATTGGTGAACTTAGATCATGGTCTTTATCTGTTACTAAAGATACTCAAGAAACAACCGCAATGGGTGCAACTTCAAAGACTTTTATCGGTGGTTTAATAAGTGGTGAAGGTTCAGCAGAACTTTTATATGATGCCAGTGGTAACTCAGACTACCAAGCTTTTATTGACGATGTATTCACAACAGGAGATGCTGGTGACGCATTATTTGAGTTATTCCCTGATTCAGCTACAGCTTCTAAAAAGATAGGATTTGCTGGAATAATTACTGGTGCTGAATATGGTGCAACGCTTGGAGAGATTCAAGTAGTGAATATCTCATTCATAACAAACGGTGCAATAACTTCAGCTATATAGTACATTTTAAATAACAACCCCAATTCAATATGGCGACAAAAAGAAACGTAGACCTTATCACTGAAGCTTTTAGTGATGTGATGACAGCTAGAAGGAAATATGAACTTAAAAATCCTAATGGCGAAATATTAAAAGAAATATTCTTCCCACCACTTACGAGGTTTGATAGAAAGCAAGCCCAAGCTGCTGCTGGTACAGATGATGCTTTAACAATATCTACCAGGCTTCTTTGTCAACTTGCAGAGAATGAAGATGGTACAAAAGCTTTCGCTTCTGCTGATGCTGAAAACCTACAAAGATTCCTTCCAGAAAGTGTTTTAAACGACCTTGAATTATTTATGATGGATATCCAGGTTGATATCAATACAGCAAAAAACGAATAAGGCGAGATAACTGGTTAAACTTTGAGTTTTTTCTCGCATCAGAACTAGGAAAATCTGTACAAGAACTAAGAAAATCTATGACTGAAGAGGAGTTAATATATTGGGCTGGATATTATGAAGTTAAAAATGAAAGAGAAAAACAAGAAATGAATCGTCAAAAGGCAAAATCAAGGTAGAATATAATAAAGGTTATTTGTATTTGTGGCACAATCGACAGTTAAGTTAATAGTTGATGCTCAAAATGCAATCTCTCCATTAAAGAGAGTAAATGAACAGACCAAAGCTTTAAGCAGTAGTACAGATAAATTAAAAGGCAGATTAGATAGAAGCAATAGGTCTTTAAAAAATACTGGAAGATCGGCAAAAACAGCAAGTGCAGGTGTTGGAGGTTTAGTTGGTGCTTTAAAACCATTACTTGCGGCATTGGCTGTTGTTGGAACTGCAAGGTTTATTTTTTTTAAGACTGCTGAATTAGAAACTCAAAGAAAAAGTCTTGAACAACTAACTGGCTCTATTGAAGATACAAATAAAATAATAAAAGAATTGCAAGATTTTGGTGCTGTTACACCATTTACCAGTAGTGAATTAATAGAACAAACAAAAAGATTAAAAGCTTTTGGTTTTGAAACTGAAGAGTTGGTTGATACAACAAAAAGGCTTTCAGATGTGGCTGGTGCTACTGGTGCTGACCTTACAGGTATTGCCACAGCCTTCGGTCAGATAAGAGCAAAGGGTAAATTACAACAAGAAGAAAATCTTCAATTATTGGAAAGAGGAGTCAATATAACTGACGAACTTAAAAAAATTACAAAACTGCAAGGGGATGAATTTGAATCTGCAATGCGGAAAGGGGAAATCGGTGCTGATTTAGTTAATCAAGCATTAATAAATTTAACTAGCCAAGGAGCCATCTTTGCTGGAGGTGCAACTGCACAGGCAGATACTTTAAATGGAAAATTATCAACCTTACAAGATACGATTGACACTCTTGCACGAACAATAGGTGAGGATCTTTCTGAAGAAATTAAAGGGGTTATTGATATAGCTATTGCTGGTGTAAAAGAAATAAATAAACTAATAGAAAGAATCGGTGTTGCTAATAAAGTTGGCAGAATTAATCTTGCTAATATTGCGATGGAGGCTAGAGGAGAAGCAAGGCAACAAGTAAGACAAGAAAAAGGATTTTTTGCACCGTTAACAGGGGAAGGCCGTGAAAGAGAAAAAGAGTTATTTGAAGAAATAAAAGCAAGGAAAATAGAAGAAGCATTAACAACAAAAGAATTAACAAAACAAAAGGATACACAAGATAAAATAAAAGAAAGTGTAACGGCATCAAAAAATGAAGCTGCAATAATTAATGAAAAGACAGAATTATTAAATGAGTCTTTGGGTCAAACAAATACTGCTGTAAATACTATTAATAATGGTTCAAAAGAAATAACAGAAAATGTTAAAAAAGTTAAAAGTGAAACAGATCAACTAAAAAATGAATTTGCTGAGATAGGTGAAACGATTGGCAGTCAAATTACTGATGCCTTAGTTGGTGCGATAAATGGTACAAAATCATTAGGAGAATCAGCAAGAAATGTTTTGAATGACCTCGCAAATTCTATTCTAAAGTCAGGTATAAATTCTCTTTTAGGTGGTGTTTTTGGAGGAACGAAAATTGGTGGGTTTCTTGGTTTTGCAAATGGAGGCAATCCACCAGTAGGCAGGGCTTCTATTGTTGGAGAAAAAGGGCCAGAGCTTTTTGTTCCTCGTTCTGCTGGTACTATTATTCCTAACAATGCAATCGGTGGTGGTGGTGTGACAAATATGGTTACAATTAATGTAGACGCAACAGGTAGTGCCGTGGAAGGTAATGAAGAAGAGGCCAATGAATTTGGTAGCTTATTAGCTGTAGCAATTCAAGGTGAATTAGTAAAACAACAACGCCCTGGTGGAATTCTTTCTAATACAAGATAAATGGCAACTTTCCCATCAATCACGCCCACATATTCAGGCTTTAGAAAAACAAATCAACCTAATACACGCACTACTCAATTTGGTGATGGATACCAGCAGCGTGTTCAATTTGGATTGAATCAAAATCCTAAAGTATATAGTTTAACTTTTAATGTAAGTGAAACAGATTCAGATACAATAGAAACCTTTCTTGATGCAAGGGCAGAAGATCAGGATAGTTTTACTTTTACGCCCACAGCCGAAGCATCTTCAAGTAAATTTATTTGTAAAAGTTGGACAAAATCTATTCCATATAATGATAGAGCTATTATTAACGCAACATTTGAAGAGGTATTTGAACCCTAATGGCAGTACCAGTTTCACAATTACAATCAATAAATCCTGGTGCAATTATTGAATTGTTTACACTAACACTTGATTCAACATTACATGGATCATCTACTGTTTATAGATTTCATAATGGTGCGAATCAAAATTCAAATGGTGAGGTGGTTTGGGCTGGTAATACATATCAAAGATTTCCAATAAAATGTGAAGGTTTTACGTTTAATGGAACTGGAACTCTACCAAGACCAACGGTAACGATAAGTAATATTCTTGGAACGATTTCTACGATTTTAGCTGATGTAAACCAAACAACTTCTGGTAATGATTTAACTGGTGCAAAACTTACAAGAATAAGAACTCTTGGGCGGTTTCTTGATGCCGCAAATTTTGCTAGTGGTTCTAATCCTACAGCAGATTCTTCAGCAGAATTTCCTCAAGAAATATACTTTTTAGATAGAAAAATAACTGAAAATAGAGATATTGTTCAATGGGAAGCCATTTCTGCACTTGATCTTGTAAATGTAAAATTACCAAAAAGAATTGCTACAAGAGACATTTTCCCTGGTATTGGTACTTTTAAATAATGACTTGGAAAGATTTTGCCATAGAACACGCTAAAAAAGATGCACCAAATGAAGCTTGTGGTTTAGTTGGTATATATAAAGGAAAAGAAAAATATTATCCTTGTAAAAATCTTGCTGATGATTTAGGTGAACAATTTATAATATGTCCTGATGCATGGGCAGATGCAGAAGATGAAGCAGAAATTGTAGCTGTTTTTCATAGCCATCCAAACGTACCACCAACAGCTAGTCAAGCAGATTTGGCATCCTGTGAATATTTAGATTTACCTTTTTATATTGTTACTCCAGAAACAGAACAATGGAATTATTACGAACCATCAGGATATAAAAAAGGATTAATTGGTAGAGAATGGAAGTGGAATATTCAAGACTGCTGGAGTTTAATCGAAGATTGGTTTCAAGAAAAACAAAATGTAAAAATACACCATTGGCCTAGACCAAAAAGTCCAAAAGAATTTAGTAAAAATCCATTATTTGAAGATGCTTTACCTAAATTAGGTTTTGTTGAACTAGAAAATACGATAGATTTAGAAAAAGGAGATGTTTTGTTGATGGATACAACTAATACAGGAAAACTAGATCATGTTGCTTTATACATAGGAGATCAAACAATTCTTCATCATTGTGTGAAAAGACTTAGTTGCAGAGAAACTTTTGATCAAAAATATATAGAATGGACAAAGAAGAAATATCGTTATGCTTAATAAAATAAAATTATATGGAAGATTAGCTCGTTTTATAGGAGAACGTAGTTTTGAAGCGGAAGTAACAACACCAGCACAGGCAATAAGATTTTTATTAGCAAATTTTCCAAAATTAGAAAAACATATGATGGAACAGAATTATTGTGTAAAAATTGGTAATTATGATATTGATAGTTCAGAACTAGAACATCCTGTAGGAAAACAAGAAATAAAAATTATTCCTGTCGTAACAGGTTCTAGAGGTCTTACTAAAGTTCTTATTGGTGCTGTTATTGTAGGTGCTGTTATAGCAACAGGTGGTGTTGGTGCTATTGGTTTAGCTGGTGGTACAGGTTTTTTAGGCGTTGCTGGTAATATTGGTGTTTATATGGCATTATCTGGTGCTGCTGAAATGTTAACCCCAGTACCAAAACCGCCTGGGGTTTCAGATGATCCACAGTCTGTAAACTTTTCATTTAATGGTGTACAAAATACAAGCAGGGCTGGTGCACCAATACCTGTTGTTTATGGCGAGATATTTACAGGGTCACTTGTTGTATCTGCTGGTATAGATACTGTTCAACTAGAGGGGTAAAACTTTATGGGAAGTATGAGGTTTGATGGGGATCTCGCTGATTTTAGAAATTCTGGGGGGCCGTTTAGTAATCATCCAGGTTTACAAGCATTACCATTAGATGCGTTATCTAGTAAGCAGCACGTAACAATTGTGGATGCACTGGCAGAAGGTGAGATAGAGGGCTTTCCATCTGCTGCTGGACTTACACAAGGCACAACCGCATATAACAATGCAGCATTAAAGGATATTTTTTTAGGAAAAACACCAATATTAAGATCAACAGCAGATCTTAATAACCTACAAGATATAGACTTTAATTTTAAAAATATTAAATTTAACCCTCGATTTGGCACTGCAAATCAAACTTTTATTCCTGGTATATCAGATATTGAATCGGAAAATGGTGTAAATGTACAAGTTGAAAAAGCAACACCTGTAACAAGAACTATAAGCAATTCTAATATTGATGCTGTAAGGATTACATTAAGATTTACTGCTTTGACAGAAGTAAATGATGAAGGACAGACATTAGGAAGAACAGTAGATTTGACGATAAAAATCACTGATAATAATGGTACTGTTACAACTCCAATTACAGATAGAGTACATGGCAGAAGTTTTAATGCTTACAATAGAGATTACAGACTTAACATTGCATCGGGTACAGCTTTTCCTATATCTGTAACGGTAACAAGAGTTAGTGATGACTCAAGTTCAAGTCGTATAAGGGATGATTTTTTTTGGTCTTCATTTACAGAAATAATAGATGAACAACGTGCATATCCAAATATTGCTCATGTCGCATTACGCTTCGATGCAGAAGCCTTCTCAAATATCCCTGCGAGGATGTTTAAAATCCGTGGGACAAAGATAAAAATCCCACATAATGCTACTGTAGAATCCTCAACTGGTCGGATAACATATAGCGGAACTTTTAATGGAACTCTTACTACCGCTACACACTGGACAACTGACCCAGCTTGGATTTTATTTGATCTTTTAACAAATACTAGATATGGATTAGGTGATCATATTACAGAAAGCCAACTTGATAAATTTGCCTTTTTTAGTGCTTCTCAATATTGTTCAGGATTAGTAGATAATGGTGACGGTGGTACAGAACCACGTTTCTCTTGCAATACCGTTTTACAGAAAAGAGAAGATGCATATGCAACGATCAACGCTTTAAGTTCAGTCATGCGTGGTATGACCTTTTGGAGTGCTGGAGCTTTAAGTTTATCCATTGATCAACCAACAGATCCAAGTTACTTATTCAATTTATCTAACGTATCAACAGCAGGGTTTTCTTATCAAGGTACAAGTTTAAAAACAAGATCAACAGTTGTTTCTGTTTCTTATTTTGATATGGAAAATCAAGTTTTAGATTATGAAACAGTGGAAGATGCAACTGCTGTTACTAAATATGGGCGTATAGAAAAAAAAGTTACTGGTTTTGGTTGTAGCTCAAGAAATCAAGCAAGAAGAATTGGTAGATTTATTTTATTTGAAGAACAAAATTCTACTGAAACTGTTAGTTTTGCAACTGGTTTATCAGAAGGTGTGGTTGTAAGACCTGGTCAGGTGATAGAAATAAGTGATCCTGTTAGGGCTGGTAAAAGAAGAGGTGGAAGAATAAATGCAGCAACAACCACTGCCATAACAGTAGATGATACAGCAGCAACAGATTTAGATTCTACAAATAATCCAACATTATCTGTAGTTTTATCAGATGGTACAGTTGAAAGTAGGTCAGTATCAGGAATATCTGGGGCAGTAGTAACTGTTTCTTCTGCTTTTTCTTCCGCACCAAATGTTAATAGTGTTTGGATTTTACAAAATGACACCTTACAAACATCAACATGGAGGGTCATTAGTGTTAGTGAAACTGAAGGCCAATATGCAGTAGTAGCCACAACATATAATTCAGGTAAATTTGCATTTATTGAAGATGGGACATCAATTCCAGTAAGAAAAGTTACAACCTTAGTTGATTTATTAGACCCACCAAGTAACTTAGCAGCACAAGAAGAATTTTATGTTGAAGAAAATAAAGCAAAAAATAAAATATTAATTACTTATGAATCAGTTTTAGGTGCTACTTCTTATCAAATTGACTATAGAAAAGATGGAGAAAATTATTCAACTGTAAATACAAGGAGTAATGACTTCACAATATTTGATGCTGATGCTGGTGTTTATGACATAAGGGTATCTACAAAAAATGCACTTTTAGAAGTTTCACCAGAACCTACAGTTATTCAGTTTACAACTATTGGAAAAACTGCAATCCCAGCAGATGTGCAGAATTTAAAAATAGAACCGTTATCAGATCAGTTCGTACGACTACGTTTTGATCAATCAACAGATGCTGATGTGATCCATGGAGGCAACGTGGCAGTCAGAAGTTCTAACCTTACAACAGGTGCAACTTTTACAAATTCAGTTGACGTAATCCCAGAACTGCCAGGAAGCGTCAGCGAGTCGATCGTTCCAAATATTGTAAATGGTACTTACATACTAAAATTTAAAGACGATGGGGGGCGTTTAAGTTCTGGAGAAGCAAAAGTTGTTCTTATTTCAACAAGCCCTGATATATTTCCTAAATTAACAGTTTTAGAAGATAGAGAAGATAATGACAGTCCACCTTTTGCCGGTGCTAAAGTTGATACCAGTTTTGATTCTTCATTAAATGGTTTGATTCTAGGTGGAGGTGTATTATTAGATTCAATTACTGATTTTGATCAAATATCAAATTTTGATGATTTAGGAACTATAACTGCAACAACTGGCAGTTACGCTTTTGCAAATACTCTAGATTTAGGTGGAAAACAGCCTTTAAATTTGCGAAGACATTTTGTAACTCAGGGTTTTTATCCTAATGATTTATTTGATGATAGGACAGCTTTGGTCGATTTTTGGACAGATTTTGACGGAGCTACTGCTGTTAATGTGAACGCAACATTATTAGTTGCAACTACTGATAGTGATCCTGATACCTCAACCGCTGGAACGTATGCAATATCAGGTACAACCATAACCATCACTAAATCATCTCATGGTTATTCTGTTGGTAGTTTTGTAGCTGTTGACTTTACCTCTGGAACAGGTGTTGATGGTGATTATGAAATTAAAACAGTACCAAATGGAGATACTTTTACGTTAACTTCTGCAACATCACTTTCTACAAGTGGTAATTGTACATTTAGTGCAGAATTTTCTGACTTTAACCCATTTGTAAATGGAACTTATGTAGCAAGAGGATTTAAATTTAGAGCAGATTTAAAATCAAGCGACCCTGCACAATCCATAGAAATAGACCAGTTAGGATATACAGCAGAATTAAGTAGTAGAACAGAAACAAGTCTTGGAAATGCAGGGGCTACAAATGGACTTATTGCATCAGGTACATCTAGCAAGACAGTTAATTTTACCCAAAGTTTCTTTACAGGTCAGTCAGGCACTAGCATTGCAGCAAATTCAGTATTACCATCAATAGGAATTACAATAGAAAATGCACAGTCAGGTGATTTCTTTGCCTTGTCTTCTATCAGTTCGACAGGTTTTGTTATAGATATTAAGAATGGATCTAGCTTTGTTAATAGAAATTTCAAATACGCTGCAACAGGATTCGGTCGAGGTAGTTAAAAAATGTCTATTAAGATATACTTAAAAGAAAAAGTGAGTTAAGTAATGGCTACACATGATTATGTAATAGATAACTCCACCGGAGCTAACGTCAGGGCTGACCTTAACCTAGTATTACAAGCAATATTATCTAATAACAGTAGTTCTTCAGCACCTAGTACAACAGCAGCCTATATGTGGTGGGCTGATACTTCAAATGGAATATTAAAGATAAGAAACTCAGCAAACAACGCATGGGTAGAACTTTTACAGTTAGATGGTACGTTAACTCTTGAAGACGGCTCTGCAAGTACCCCAGGACTAGCGTTTAGAGATGATTTAAACACAGGTATTTTTAGTTCTGCTGCTGATACTTTTAACGTGGCAACTGCTGGTGTTGAGAGGATAGAGCTAGGAGCTACAACAATATTTAATGAAGATGGTGCTGATGTAGATTTTAGGATTGAAGGAGATACAAATGCTAATTTATTTTATGTAAATGCAGGTACTAATTTTATTGGTATAGGAACTGCTTCCCCTCAACAAATTTTTCATGTATATCATGCAACTGATAATGGTTTAGCTCTTTTTGAATCTGGTGATGCAAACTGTAGAATTGATTTAAAAGATAATGGCGGACAAGTTTCGATTGAAGGTATAGGCAATGAGTTAAGGTTTGGAACTTCAAGTAGTAATACTGAACGTATGCGTATAGATTCGTCTGGGAATTTACTTCATGGATTTACTGCTAATGAAAATACTACTGGTAACTCAGGAACAAAACTAATAACTGCTGGTGATTTACAAATAGACGGAGATCAAAAAGCTTTAGTCTTTAGAGCAGCAGCTAGTACTGCTCAAAAACAGAGTGGTATTCAATGGTGGAACGAAACTGGTGCTGGGGTTCAATGTGCAATTTTTGGTATTCGTGAAGCTGTTAGTGAAGCCCCAGGTGCTTTAGCTTTTTACACAAGTAATGACGTAGATACATCTGCTAATAATGGTGAAGGTAATATTACTGAAAGAATGCGTTTGGATTCTGATGGAACATTATGTATCGGTACAACTTCGGATCATGGTACTGGTGATGTAATTTCTGTCTCTGGTTCTGCGCACATAATGGAAATTCAAAATGGATCTACTGCTGGTCATAGAACTCTAACTTTAAGACACGCAAGAGCTAGTGGTAGTACTGCTGCTGAACATATAGTCTTCGAAGCACATGATGGTGGAGCAGTAGGTTCTATTCAATCAACTGGGAGTGCGACATTTTATAACACAACTTCTGATTACAGATTAAAAGAAAATGAATCAGCTATTTCTGATGGAATAACAAGATTAAAAACACTTAAACCATATAGATTTAATTTTAAAGTTGACGCTAGTACAACTGTTGATGGATTTTTTGCACATGAAGTTACAGCAGTTCCCGAAGCTATAACAGGAACTAAAGATGCAGTAGTTACTCAGGCAATGATTGATACTGGAGAATATGAAGAAGGAACTTTAAATGATCCTATTTATCAAGGAATAGATCAAAGTAAACTTGTACCTTTACTTGTAGCTGCTGTACAGGAGTTGATTACAAAAGTTGAAACCCTTGAAGCTGCCTAATATAATTGGTTAACTTTATTTAATTTTATGGCAACACCTCAAGAACTTTATGACGAAACAAAAACTCGTCTTGATTTAAATATTGCAAAAGCACAAATTTTAGAAAGAGAAATACAAGAAAAAGTTGCAGAAAAAAATCAACTAATGCAACCAATAATGGAAGATCAAGGAGCATTAAAACAATTAGAAAAACTAAGCGATGTTGTTCAACCTTTAGAATCAAAGTAAAATAAAACTAAACATTTTTTTATTATGGCTGTTACTTGGGATGTCGCTGCTTTAGATGCAACAAAAACTGTAGGAAGTTTATCTGATGTTATTACAACTGTTCATTGGACTGCTAGTGACTCAGATGGAGATCACACTGGCTCTTCTTATGGTTCTGTAGGACTATCTGAAGCTGATGGTAGTTCTTTTACTGCCTACGCTTCTGTAAGTAAAGATAATGCTGTTGCTTGGGCTAAAGCCGCAATCGGTTCTGACGAAGTAACAGCTATCGAAACAAGTATTGCTGCACAGATTACAGAATCAAAAACCCCAACTAAGACTTCTGGTGTACCTTGGTAGTTAATTAACCTTATCTTGCATTTGCCTTGTCATTAAGCCCATAGTGACATAAAGGGGACTCAAAGCTACTATAAACAATAGAACAACTATGCTCATCATTGAGCAAGCTCTTATTATTGCTGAATAAATCATGTTTCAAAAAATAGCTAACATTCTTAGTATAGTTTCCTTTGTTTTGGTGTCATCTGTCATCGGTGGAAGCTACTTTGGTTATAAATATGTAACATCAGAGCAATTCAAAACAAAATTAATGAACGAGGTCTTGGGTAATGTACAAGGACTTATGCCAAAGATATTAGATCAGGGCTTACCAGATATGACAGGGCCAACAATACCAGAATTTAAACAGCCAAAAATTTAAATGGAAATACCTGAGATAGGTATTAAACAAATAAATATTCCAGAGGTTTATATTCCTGAGATATATAACCCTAATCCTGTTCTGCCAATAACAACAAACTTAGAAATAGATGTAGCTGGTTGCACTTATCAGCATAGAGATATAAAAAACACTGGTAATACACAGCTTTTACTTGATGACCCTAATGGTGTGTTTAGTACCTGTGATTCTTTGTTTCCATACTTTTACCCTATGGATTACACGCCAGACCAATTAATAATTTCAGAAGAAATGCCGATAAGTAGCGAACAGCCAGCAATGCCAGAAAGTAAAACACC